AGTTATTTTTCGATTGTAGGTAAAAATTATCTTATATTATATAATAATAATAATTACAAAAAGAAAAAATCAAAAGTAGACGTTTTAAAAGCAGATGAAGATGATGGTGTTTTACACCAATTAGGTAGAGATCAACGTAAACAAGAAATAAAAGATTTTATAGATTATCTTACTGAATATATTGATAAACATATGTTTACTATATTTAAAAAAGAAAAAGATAGAAAAGTAGCAGACGCTATTAATACTCTTTTTAAGCGTAGAGAAAATTTAGAAATATTTAATAAAAAAGCACTTTATATTTACATTCGTGAAATGACAGATGTAGATACTCCTGTAATAACAAAAGTAACAAAAATTCTTAAAAAAATACAAAAAGAATTATATCAAGAATTTGATAAAACGGGACATATAAAAATTTAAAAATTCCATATTTATAATAAAATAATATGGATTCATTAAACCAAATACTTTTTGACGATAAATCCTTTGGTGATTTACTAAAAGAAATTCATGGTAATCAAAAGAAAAAAGCAAAACAACTTGCTTCTTTAATAGCTGAATTACGTCCTTTAGTCCAATCTTTAGGTGATGCTACAGTTGTAGTTCCTTTAATTAAGGAATATATGGAAATTAGCGTTAAAAATGATGACCAACTAATTAAGATGGCTGCTATTGTACAACGTTTATCAACAGGAGCAGCTTCAAGTGGGGATGGTGGTTTATTAACAGCTGAAGAAATGGATCAATTAATGGATGTGGCTGAAGAAATAGCCAAAACTGTTGAAAAACCAAAAGAAATAGAAGCACCTTCACAAGAAGAATTAGAAAAATAATATGGCTTTATCAGGAACAAATAAAACAAAACAAGGAAGTTTTATAAACGAAGAACTTTTAGTACCAAAAAGAGTTGTAGATATTATATTAGATATAAATCACCCTCAAGCTAAAGAATTTGGAGGTTATGATGCAATAGGGACCATATTTTATACAGATCCTTATGATTATGCAGGGGAAGAAGAAACCTTTAATAAAGAATTTGCCCGTCCTTTATTTTCTTTTATGAAACAATATCCTTTAAGAGGTGAAATAATATTAATATTAAATTCATTAAGTAAAGATTTTTATTTTGTAGATAATTCTCAAACAACTTATTATTTACCTAATGTTAATATATGGAATCATCCCCACCATAATGCTTTACCAGATCACCCGTATACAGGTGGAGAAGATGTAGAAGATCTTCTAGATAAATATAAAATGGTAGATGGGGGAGTAAAAAGAACACCTAGTGATGGTTCTACAGATGTTGAATTAGGAGAATATTTTAATGAAAAGTTAGATATACAACCTTTATTACCTTTTGAAGGTGATACTATTATAGAAGGTCGTTTTGGTAACTCAATAAGATTAGGAGCCACAGCTAAAGAAGCAAAAGAAAAAACAGCTTATTCTACTAAAGGGGAAACAGGAGATCCTATAATAATTATTCGTAATGGTCAATATATAGAAGAAGATAGAGATAGGGGATGGGAACATACAATTGAAAATATAAACACAGATGATTCTTCAGTTATTTTAACTTCAAATCAAGTTTTTCCTAATTTTCAAATTGTATCACAACATTATCAATCGTGGCAAACAGAATATGATTTTTTAGATGTAAATGAAGCTAATGATGATTTTGATAATATAACTTTAGGTTCAGCTCCTGAAAAAATAGAAATTCCCGAAGAAGAAGAAATAGAATACGCAGGAGAAGATTTAGAAGATGATAACGATAAAGAAGAAGAACCAAAATGGGTAAAACACGTTTCAATGTGGAATGGAGAAATAAATTATATCAACGCAGAAATAGCCACAGAAACAGACACAGGAGGTTATTATTTTGATCCTGAAAAAGAAGCAGAAAAAGATGTTTCTTATAGAACTAAAGCAGCATATGAAGCTGCTCAAAGTCAATCAGAAGACATTAATAATTTAGAAGGTAGAGAAGAAGAAATACTTGAAGAAGAGGGATCAATATATGATTTATTATTAGAACAAGACAATTTTAGTGAGTCAGATTTTTCATGGAGTGTAGCAGATGAATGGTCAGCTAACGCTGATCCTGAAAAAGAAAATGATCTCTACAGTAAAGAAGAAGTAGAATCAGAAAATGTAGATCCAATAAATACACAGGAAGAAGAGGAAGGAGATGATAGTGAAGACGACAACGAAAACGACACAGATATAGATGTAGATGATACTGATCCTGATGCAGATAATGATACTGATGTTTCAGGAAGTGAAGACAACACACAAACTTCAGAATCTATAGCTGTAAATGTAACAGGTTCAGGATTATTAGCTAATAGTCCAACTCCAGAAGCTATAAAAGATTCATATTATTCTTCAGACACAGATGTTCCTGATAATTATTTTGATAATTTAGTAACACCTAATTTAAAGGGTACAAAGAGTTGGGTGAAAAACGCGAATGGAAATAGACAGGCACAATTTAAAAAAGAAAATTATGGAGGAAAAAATTGGGCTGGAAGAAAACCAGAAGCAGATCCAAATAATACTGGTTGGAGAGTTGCTTACAATTACAGAGGAGCTAAATTTCTTATTCCTAAACCCGCCCCTCTTTCAATAGCCATACAAAAATGGAGATGTGATTTAGGAAGTACAAAAACAGTAAAATGGAATGATAAAAGAACAGTAGTTGATGGAAAAAATCTTAAAAAAAGAGCATCACTTTATAAAGGAGATCCTCAAACAGTTTCAATAAAATATTTATGTATTCATACAACAGCAGGAGAACCAGTTATAGATGGTTTAGATGGATGTAATTTTCATCTTTATAGTAGTTGTTGGCCTGCTTATGGATATAATTGGTTAATTGGTATTAGAGGAGATGTTGTTCAAACTATGCCTGATTATGTTATGGGAGTTGGTATTGGTGCTGGTTCTAAAGGCATAGGTTCATTTATCGCTAAAGATGGAAAAAGATACTATGGGGGGGACTGGTCAAATCCTACTAATCCTGGTTATGATCCTAAAGCTTTAAGTGCGTGGGGAGAAACTACTCATGCTAATAATAACAATACCATTCAAATAAATTGGTCAGGAGGTGCAGAACGTTATTCTGGTAATGATGCTACAGATATAGTAAATAAAGGAAAGGATGATGAATATAAAGAATATGTATATGGAGTTCATGATGTAAGTAAAGGAATGGGAATTATAGCCAATGAAGAGAATTGGAAAAGTTTAGGATCTGGAAGGTTTAGTCACACAGTAGGATATGGTACAGTTACAGATAAACAATTAATTGCAATAAAAGAATTAATTTACATTTACATTAAAAGATATCCAGACATTAAATTTTTTGGACATAATCAAGTAGCTGCAAAAGCATGTCCTTGGTGGTGGACTCCTACGTTTTTAGAATATGTTTTAGATGCTCCTGATCCTAATAATCCTTTACATTCACATCCAGATGATTTTCATGATAGAGATTATTACATAGTAAAAGGAGGTAGAAAAAATACAAGCACAGGATTCTATTTAGAAAATGCTAAAGACGCAGGATTAAGAGCAACAGGAAAAAAAGGAATAGAAAAAACTACAGGATGGAAAAAACACGGATTAACTGCTGCTAATATAGGAAAGAAAACCAAAAGTAATTATTAGAAAATGGCAAATCAAAATATAGAAATAGGAAAAATACCAGACAGACCTTTTGCTTATCAAGGTAAACAGGTAATAATAAATACAGACAGAGTAGTATTGCAGTCTAAAAAAGATAGCGTGTTAGTATTTGCTAACGATAGTATATCTTTTAGTTGCAATAAAAGTATCCATTTTGACACAGGAGATACAGGTTATTTTATTGTTAATACACCTAAAATAGTATTAGGGTTAAAAGAAAATGATAAACTACCAACGGAACCTGTTTTATTAGGAGAAACAACTGAAAGATGGTTAAAAGATCTTTTAGAAGCTTTAGATGAATTAACAGACATATTAGAAGGAAATGAAAATCAAGATTCAGCTGGAGATGTTCCTTCACCTGTACTTAAAGGTGCTATTACTAAATTCAAAAAGAATTACATAAAACCACTAGCAAGTAGAATAGGTTATAGTTATAATGGGGATGAACAATTTAAATTTCAAGTAGACACTAGTGAAATATCTAGTAAAAGAGTATTTACAGTATAATGGAAGCAGTATTAGGAAAAATACAAACATTAGTTAAAGGCCAATTAGGAGGACTAAAAAGTAAGGTTAAGGCTGAAGGTCAAAGAAAAGTACAAAAAGTTAAAGAAAAAGTACCAACTAAAGACCAAATAATGGAACAAATGAAAAATAAAGCTTGTGATCCTGCTAATAAAAAAAGATTAGAAGCTAAATATAATAAAATAAAAAATAATTTAAAAAAATTACAAAATATAGCATTAAAAGCAGCGGCATTAATAGCAGGATTAGCAGCAGCTTTAGCTGCTTTAAGAGCCCTAATATCCATATTAGATGTAATTATTACTATATTAAATGTAATAATTAAAATATTAAATATAGTTGTAAAAATTGTAAAAATAGTAGTTAAATTTTTAGGAGGAACAGGTACTGGAGGTGCTATAGATGTAATTTCTCGATTAATATCTAAAGCAGAATATCAAATAAATAAATGGAAAAAAGCTATAAATAATGCTAAAGATTTTATAAAAAAAATGTTAAAAAAATTTATAAACCCAATAGCAAAAATATTAGCAAAAATAGCAGCAGCACTAGCAGTATTAGCTGGAATAATAGCAGGAATAATAGCTATATTAGAAATGGTTTATATGTTTATTATATCACAATGTGCCTTATCTCAAGAAAATAGTATGTTATCTAATGATAATATCAATAATGATGAAGAAACAGGAGAAAATGGGCTAGGTCAGGGTACAGGTGTAAATAATAATTATGCTAGTATAGCAGCTATGTTAGATGATGGAAAAACCCCAGAAGACATATTAGGAACTTTAGCAAATACCGGCAATACTGAATTTATTGAATATACTTATAATGCTGATTTTCAAACAATAGGATATGATAGATTTAATGAAGCAGTAGATTTACTAGATATAGATCCTTCATCTCTACAAACAGAATCAGATAATTTTGATTTTGGAATAGATGATGATGAATTTAATAGTTTAGTAAGACATTATGGGGAAATGAGAGGACCTAATTTAGAATATAACCATTAGTAATTATTAATAAAAAATAAACTTAATTTATATTTATAACAAACAACAATTAAAACATGAAAGCAAAAACATTTGAAAACTTAATTAGAAAAGTAGTTAGGGAAGAAATTGATTATGCGTTACGTAGAGAAATCAAATCACTAAAGGAGGATTTACGTGATGAATTAAAACCAACTATCATAGAACATAAAGAAAAAATGGTTGAAGTTTCACCAAAAACAAAAAATTCTTTAAAAGAAAAGATTATGGGTAAACAATTTAAACCACAAAACTTTACAAAGAATTCAGCATTAAACGATTTATTAAATGAAACAGCAAGGGGAGATACAAGAACAGAAGAATCATCTCCTGCAAGTTTAGCAAGACCTTTTTCAACAGGTGCTCCTTTACCAGCGGACACAGCAGGTATGCCTACAGAAGTAGCAGATGCAGTTACAAGAGATTATAGTGGTTTAATGAAAGCAATAGATAAAAAGAAAGGAAAATAATAAATGGCAATAGTTCCAAGAAATAGAAGAATTATAAATATAGATCCATTAGATCTAAAAGAAAATGATAAAGTAGCAATAGGAGTTACTCTTCCTTTTGATGGGTATGCTGTTTTTAATCAATCTTTTACTACTAAAGAACAAGTAAAAAGTAATTTAATTAATTTAATGTTAACTTCTCCTGGGGAAAGACTTATGAATCCTGATTTTGGAATAGGAGTTAGAGATTTAATATTTGAAAACGTAATAGATCAAGAATCTTTACAAAATAGAATAATAGATAGTACTTTACAATATATCCCTGAAGTAGAAATATTAAATGTTAATATACAAAGAGTAAATGAAAATACTTCTCCTGAAATACATCAATTAAGATTATCAATAGGATATGCCTTAGTAGCAAACGACCAACAAGATGCAATACAACTTAACTTTTATTAAAAATGGCATATTCAAAAACATCAAATAAAACTCAAGAAAAAGATATTAAATATCTAAATAAAGATTTTAGTGATTTTAAATCTCAATTAATAGAATATTCTCAAAACTATTTTCCTGAAACATATAACGATTTTTCAGACGCTTCTCCTGGAATGATGTTTATGGAAATGGCAGCTTATGTGGGAGATGTTTTATCTTTTTATCAAAATACACAATTACAAGAAAATTTTCTTGCTTTAGCTAAAGAAAAAGAAAATCTATTTAATTTAGCTTATTCTTTAGGATATAGACCCAAAGCAACAAATACAGCTAATGTAGAAATAGAACTATTTCAATTAGTTCCTGCTAAGGTATCCAATGATCATCAACCTGATATGGATTATGCTTTAGAAATAAAAGCGGGGACTGAATTTATATCTAGTGAAGGAGCAACTTTTACTAGTGATAAAGATGTTAATTTTAAAATAGATAGTGAATTTGAACCTACTGAAATTTCTGTATATCAAATAGATACTGTCACAAATAAACCCGAATATTATTTATTAAAAAAGAAAACAAAAGCATCTTCAGGTACTATTAAAACAGAAACTTTTGATATAAATTCATTTGAAAAATTTTTAACATTAGACATAACAGATTCAGGTATAATAGGAATTGACTCAATAGTAGATTCAGATGGTAATAATTGGACAGAAGTTCCTTACTTAGCACAAGATATAACATTTGATGCTATAGAAAATATTGCTAGTAATGATCCCGAATTACATGGATTTAATGCTCAAACCCCTTATTTATTAAAAGTAAAAAAAGTACCAAGAAGATATGTTACTAGATTATTGTCTGATAATTCTCTTCAAATACAATTTGGGGCAGGAGAAAATAGTGTAGTAGATGAAGAAATAA